CTTGGAGTTGAAGTGGCAACAGGAGCATCTGTCTAATGATAGATACACTCTTGAAATGGTCAGAATTGATGACAAAGTTAAACAAGTCATTACTGAGATCAAGCTGGAAGAAGCAGCAATTGCTCACAGGCATAATTCTATTGAAGATGCCGCTCCACAAGTTTCTGTAGCTACTTAAGTAACAAAGCTACATCGCTGAAATCGCACTTTCTTATAAGGCTCTCTTGCACTCTACTAAAAACTGTTGTATAAATATCTCACTATACATAAATTAATATTTTACATAGACGCGGTATAGTCGACGGCCTAGAGACTATGTAGAATCAACTAGGAGAATAATCATGGCTAATACAACTTTTTCCGGTCCGGTCATTTCTAAAAATGGCTTTTTTACTACAGGTCCCGGAACTACAATAGCAATTAATTCAACTGGTTTGGGAGCAGCTGGTTTACCAATAACTGTTAACGACCATGCCGGAAGAATTTTAATTTCACAAGACGCAGATGGAATCTACGCATTACCAAGCATTAACACTAATGCTAATGGTGCAACGGCAGGTTCAACTGATTACAATAACCTAAATAACGTTGGTGCTACATTTATGTTTTACATAGATACTACAGCAACTGATGTTCAAATCATAACTGATGGTGTGGATAAGTTCACGGGTGCAGCTATGCTTGCAGTGGATGATGGAGCTAACAAAGCTTTCTTTCCAGCAGCAGCAAATGATGTACTTTCAATGAATGGTACAACAACTGGTGGAATTGTAGGTTCAGTAATTACAGTTACTGCTTTAGAAGCAGCTCAATATTTGGTTCATAACACTTTGATCCTGGCATCAGGAACAATAGTTACTCCATTTAGCGATACGTAATAATTAATTTACTTTCAGGGAGCGGTGTAATGATCGCTCCCCTAGAGTAGGAAGGAAATAAAATGGCAGCAGTAGGAACAACTAAAACACAATTTGACGGATCTAAAAGATTAATAGTACAAACAATGTTAATGCCCACAGAAGCAGCAGGTGAATTTACATTTACTATTGATGTATCAGCATTAAATAATAAAAGATTTCCAGCAGTAGCAAATGGAAACGCAGCAGCTATACCTTGTGTTTCTTTGTCTTTACAAAGAATTTGGTATTCTGTATCGGTCGCAGCAAGAGAAGATTCTGTAAGTATCGTAGGAGATGCGACAGCAGATTTACCTTACATAACTTTACATGGTAATGGATCTAAAGACTTTACAAATATTGGTGGAATACATAATCCAGCTCTTGGAACCGGTGGTTCAACAGGTGATGTAATTATTAGATCTAATGATGGTACAGCAGCTACAACAGCAGGTGATTCAATATCAATCCACATGGAGTGGTTAAAAAATTACTAGGAGGTTAAATGTCAAACGTTACTTCCCAATCTTATCAATTTGATCAAGACTTTTCTATTGATGAGATTATTTCAGACGCCTATGAAAGATTAGGTTTAGTTGGTACTTCGGGACATCAACTTAAAACAGCTAGAAGATCTTTAAATATTCTATTTCAAGAATGGGGTAATAGAGGTTTACATTTCTGGGAAGTTGGTAATACCAACGTTACATTAACTCAAGGATCAACTACTAATGTTGATGCAACAGCAGAAGGTTCTGGAACTTATACTTTCTATAGAAACGCATCAGATGTACCTGGAGGTGGAGAACCACCACAAGCTACAACTGTTCCCACAGCAAATGTTTATGGTATTACAGATTTATTAAACGTAGGCTTCAGACAAAACTATAATACTACTTCTCAATCAGATATTGCTTTAACTAAAGTAGATAGATCTGCTTATTCTGGAACAGCTAACAAAGCAACAGTCGGCACACCTTCTCAATTTTGGGTCCAAAGATTCATAGATAGAGTTACTGTAACTATTTACCCTTTACCTAATGCGACAGCCGCAGCAGCAACAAGTAAACTAATGGTTTACTATGTTAAAAGAATTCAAGACGTAGGTGCTTTTTCAAATGCAACAGACACACCTTTTAGATTTGTACCTTGTATGGTTTCAGGTTTAAGTTATTTATTATCTCAAAAGTTTGCACCAGAGAGAACACAAGAATTAAAATTGTTTTACGAAGATGATTTAGCAAGGGCTTTATCTGAAGATGGATCTCCATCTAGTACATACATAACCCCTAAAACTTATTACCTAATATCTAATGGCTGTTTATTCAAAAGGTTCTAGAGCATTAATGATCTCAATGAGATCAGGGGCCGCGTTCCCTTATAGTGAGATGGTACAAGAATGGACAGGAGCCTGGGTCCATAATTCTGAGTTTGAAGCTAAGCAACCACAACTTACACCAAGACCCGTGGGCGCTGATGCACAAGCCTTAGAACATGCTTTCCCACCAAGAATAGAACCAGGTGTTTTAGATTTATTAAGAGCTGATCCGTTTGAAACATATCAAGCAGGATCACCTATAGTTAATGTTAATCTTCCTGGTAATAAATATGTTACAGGAGATACAAAAAGATTTCGTGGTGCACCAGGTATAGCTGGAGTATTTAATATTCCAGATAATGTTAATGGAATTACAGGAGCTGTTATTGCAAGAAGTATAGGGTATACTATAAATGTAGGTAAATATGTAGCTGGAGCAACTGATGCTACTCAGACTAATTGGTTCTGGTTTTCAGCAGCATCTAATGCTACAAGTGCAGGAATAGGAGGAGGTTTTCCGGTCAGCGTTGGACCAGTAACCTTAGAAGCATAATTATGGCAGGATATACATACACAACTATTACTAATAATATTAGAAGTTATACTGAAGTAGATGCTAATGTATTTACTCAAGCAGTTATAGATGATTTTATAATGTTAGCTGAACAAAGAATTATTAATGATGTTCCAATTGATGCAGATAGATTTGTACAAGAAGGTCAATTTGTAAAAGATGATAATACAATTAATTCACCAGCAGGAGCTTTGTTTATTAGAGGAGTAGAAGTATTTCCTTCTACAGCCGTTACAACAGAACAAGGTACATGGTTAGAAAAGCGTGATCAAACTTTCTTATCTGAATATGTAGGTAGATTAACTGGACCAGAAGGACCAAATACAGGTCAAGATGTGACTGGTGTACCTAAATACTACGCTATGTTTGGAGGCGCAACTGGGCTTACAGACAGTACTTCAGGAGGGCTGTATCTAGCTCCTACACCAGATGAAAATTACTTTTTTAGAATATATTATAACAAATTACCCACTGGTTTATCAGGGGCTAATGCTACAACTTATATTAGTAATTACTTTCCTCAATTACTATTATATGCTACATTAGTGGAAGCTTACGGATTTTTAAAAGGTCCAATGGATATGTTGACATTGTACGAACAAAAGTATAATACTGAACTACAGAAGTTTGCAAGTATGCAAATTGGTAGACGAAGAAGAGACGATTACACTGACGGAACTGTCAGAATAAAAATTGATTCACCGTCACCGTAACAAGGAGATAAAAAATTATGGCAATAGCATCGGTACTAACAGACAGTTTTAAAACAGAGTTAATGAAAGGTGGCCACAACTTTAATACGCCCGGTGGTACTCCAGCAGGAAATGCATTCAAACTTGCTCTTTACACAAGTTCAGCTAATCTTGGAACTACAACAACAGTTTACGCAACTACAAACGAAATTACAAATACAGCTGGTTCAGCTTATGTAGCAGGTGGAAAAGCTTTAGTTAATACAGGAGTTACAACTTCTACAGTTACTTCACACACAGACTTTTCAGATTTATCAGTAGCAAATGGTACAGCTTGGACTTCAGCATCTTTCACAACAAGAGGATGTTTTATCTATAACACAACAGCTGTAAGTGGATTTACTACAAACAGAGCTGTTTGTTCAATAGACTTTGGTGGAGATAAAACTGTTTCTAACGGAACGTTCTCTATTGAATTTCCAACTAACTCATCATCAGCAGCTATCATTAGACTGACATCATAAGGAGTAAAACCTTATGGCTGATACAATAATCACAGCTACAGTCGGCACAGGTACACAGTATCAAGTAGGTGGAACTGGTAACGTATATTATTTTAATGGTGCACAACCTACAGATTTTAAATTTCCTTGGGTAGCAGGTGCAGTTCTTAGAGTAGATCAATCTGATGCTACTAATGATAATCATCCTTTTCTTTTTACAACAAGTGCCAGCACAAATACTGCAACTATGCGTGCAGGTATTATTACTAATAATGTAGAATATTATTTAGATGGT